AATCGCCCCCTTATTCAGTTTTCGTTATGGCATTGCCGTGCCTTTGCACCGCCGTGTCACTCTTTCTATCCTAGCTGGCAGCATTCTTAATTATGACCGTACGCCTGTTTCTCGCCAAAAGAAGCAAAATAAAGCATAAAATACAGAAAAATCATGGTGTAACGATGCAATTCGATTAAATAACACACTACATTGCACCACAAAAAACAACAATTTCAGTCACTATTAAACAATAACTTACGCGCGATAATGACTTCAGATTACCGGTAAATCATCCCACTCGCACGACCGCATGTCGTTCACGCAGTACATCACCACGCCGAACACCTCGCTCCCTTCTTCCGAGTCTTCGTTACCGAGTTCAGTTTCCTGGCCGGATCCATCGAGAAACTCAAGCGCGCGATACGGGTAAAGTCGAAGACGGCGCAGTACGTGCACTCCCTCCTCAGCGGCTACGATAATGCTACCGTGTACCGGCGTCGCCGACGAATCGACAACGAGGATCGCATCGGCGTGTATCCCAACTGCCAGCGCCTGGCCAGCCGCGCGTAGAAAATACGTTGCGCTGGGCTTGGATATGCAGATCTCATCGAGGCTTAAACGCTTCTCAACGTAGTCTGCGGCCGGGCTGGAAAATTTAGGCATCATTCCCATGGTGTTTACCTCACAACAAAATACTGTATACAAATACAGTATAATCATTCATGGGAGAGATAGAAAAGCGCCGAATCGTATACTGGCGCTATGGCTATGATGACGCAGGAAAGAAAATTACTTGCAGGCTTCGTTCGCCGCTAGCAGCTCGCGCTCATAGCCGATCCGCTGGTGACGCTCAGCACGCAATGCCCGCATCTGCATGTCGATGGGTGCACCAATCGGCAACTGGTCAACAGCGAACGCCGGGCGCGCAACGTCGGCCGTTTTGCATGGTACGGCCACCGGTACTTTCACTTCAATGTAGGACGGAGCTGGCGGCACGCGCGAGCAGCCGGCCAATGCCAGGGCGGAAACAATGAACAGATTCTTCATTGCGCACGCTCCCGGCGCAGCTCAGCGTCGAAAGCGGCCGATGCGGCGGCGCACGCTTCGCCTGTGGTTCGCTCTGCCATAACCTCGTTTGCCCTCTCATAGTTGCTCTGCGCCTCCCTGCTAGCTTTTTCCTGCGCTGCCCTGGCCTTGGCTTCCATCTCTTCCTGTTTACGCTGTAGCGACGTTATGCCTGCGTTCTGGCTGGCGATCGTCGCTGCCTGTTGCTTGTTGCTGGCTTTGCATTGCGTCAGCGCGTCGTTGAGCCGTTCAATCGTTGGCTGGTAGTGACGCCCAGCCAACCAGGCGCCAGCGCCGACAACGGCAGCCAGCGCCAGCAGGATCACCACCGCAGACATTATTTTGCCAGGCATAGCGCGCGCTCCTTACCTGCTCTCGTCACCAAGCCGGGCAAAACTTTGCCAGCCGCGTACACCCAGCGAGGATACTGCTCACACGACTCGTCTACTTTTCCCTGACGCGATAACTGGAACAACGTAGATTTTTGAGCTGTGCCACAGCCGACACGGAATGTCAGGCTAACCGCCGCATCGAAAGCACCTTGTCGCAGCTTGTCGCCTGCTGCGTTTCGAATAACGCATTGCTCAGCCGCGATGATGTTCTTTTTCCAGTCTGCGGCGATCTGCTGATCGGTTTTGCGCGCTCCAGGTTTAACGCCGTGCGTATTGCCAACGCCATCCGTCCACACATCAGCGGGGCATTTGTACGGGTCTCGGCGGCATCCCTCGGCATTGCCGATCAGTTCTAGGCCGGCTCGGCTGGTTTTTACTTCTCCGCTCGACAACACCAGGCCGATGATTACCGCTACAGAACAGACGGCGCCGGCGGCACCGGTTTTATTCAGCTTGCTCATCGGCAACCCTCCCCATGCGTTCACGGCGGCGATCCTCGCGAATCTTGAAATAAAGGTTCATCAGCCAGGTGAGAAACGCGAAAAACAGGCCGCCAAGAACGCCTATGGCTGCCCACTGCTCTGGTGAATAACCATCAAGTAGCTGGGTAAACCAGAAGGCAGCGCCACCGCCAGAGGCGCCATAAGATAAACCAGTAGTGATTTTTTCCATTTTCATACCCCACCCCGCGGGGAATTATGGCGCGCCTAAAGAAGATTTCAGCGCGCGCTCGCCCTCATCAAGAGGATTGCCAACACCGCTATAGATGAAGTCAAAGGTCCGTTTCCATCCAGACGTAACGCCACCGACGGAAAACGTGTACCAGACAGTTGCACTTGTCCCAGCCATGCGCTCGAGTGCGATCACCTCATACGTAACGTCCGTTTCCTCGGTTCCGCCAGGGATTTCCAGCAACAAATCTGGGTATGTCTTATTTACCTGAAGCTTTTTCCTGATAACGAATGACATTATTCCCCCTTAAACTATTGTCCCGTTGAATACGTAATAGGCGCCAAATCCAAACACACCATGCAGTAATGACCCGCTGGTCTGCGAACCTGTCCGCTTGTAAAAAGATTTCGCCTCAACTGTTGGAGCCAACTGTTGCGATAACAGCGTGGTGTTGAAGTTTTCATACTCAACACGCATTGAAACAAACTTACCCACCAAATCTGGGGGAAGGTTTGTATACGTATTTTCAGCAGGCAATATATAATCACCCGGAATAATTACCGAGTTTAGATTGCATGATGGCAACTGTGTAACAGCACCGAGTCGAACACCCATTACGGCGCCCCTCCTAAAATCACATTGTTGTAGTACGAATAACGCGGAATATTTACACTCCCGAAGTAACAGACAATTTCTGACTTAACCGATGGTGATGTTAATGTTAAGTCACCCGTACCATAGCTAATAATTCCGGTGAAACTTGCGGATGAAACATTACTAAAACCACAAACGCCATTAGGGTTTACATACATATTTGATAGCGTTATAGACGACTCGACTTCAACGTTTGACAATTTAAATCCGTATGCATAACTCATTGTCAACGATTTGATATTGCAGTTAGACATTTTTAGCGGGCAAAAACTTTCGTTACCGCCACTAAAACTGATATCTGTGAAAGTGCTGTTAGACGCCACCACGGTGCATGCAGTATTCCCTGCCGCTACCTTAATGCCGCCAGAGTTCGGGAATTTAATATTTTCAAGTATCGCGCCTGTGTAACGGCCGCCGTAATACACATCGTCATAACCCAGTTGATAACCATTGGCGCCGTCTGCATGCAGGTATCCGCCGCGCGCAGTAAATGGTCCGGCGGTATAGTCAAACCCTGGCTCGGAGTCCTGCCCCATGTACCTAACGCCAACGGTGCCAGCGGCAAGCCGCTTCTTGAAGCCACCATTAACCACAGCCGGGACGCCCGCCGCGCGATCAGTTTCGTGGTGGCTATTGATGATGTGGATCGGCGATGAGTCACCACTGACGATAACGTCAGCTACAGAATGATAATTGTCTTCGAAGTGGAAGTTTTCGATTCTGATGAAGTTGCTGTTATCGGAGCCTGTTGCAGAATATAGAATGTGCAGCGGGGCATAGGTTTGATATTTTATGTCAACATTCTTCGCGGATTGATAATCACCAATGTTAGGGCTCATACGGCCACACTGTAGCAAAACGCAATCGCGAAGTGCAGAATCCCACATCAGATCGCATATAATCCCGCCACCATAGGGCTGGTAGACGACGACTTTATTAACTTCGCTCTTTGGACCGTAGAAGCTATAGATGCCGTGGCATTTACCATGGCGACTATTATCTCGGTTAAGGACACGGATATTTAAGTCATCAACCTTAACCGTCCCAAACCACTGTTTCACTGGTACAGGAACGCGTCTCTCAGATAGATTTGTAGGCGCAGAATGTATTACGCCGAAATCACGCCATGTGTTATCGTTTTGGTCTGCGCATCCGTGGAAAACAATTTGTGTCCCTGTATACGGGTTAGTTAACCCGTCCTCATTCTTCTTGTAGACACCCTTAAGAATAAGTGGCCACGTCCCCTTATAAGTTCCATCCCCGTTATACAGGCCAAGCTCTGGATGGCGGGCGTGAATCAGGTCACCAATTGCAGGACCGCCGAAAAACGGCCTGTAAATATCGACAACTCCGCCAGGAAGCAGCACCTCAGGTGAAAATCCAAGGCGGAATACGTTCATCTGGGCTTGAAAATATGCCTCATCCCAATCGCCAAGCTTGTCGTAATAAAATTCAAGGTGCTGTGCATTGCGAAAAATATTAGTGAACTGGTGGCCAATGGTTGCAATTGGGTAAGTCTTTTCAATGTCAAAACCAACCAGCCCCGCCCCGCCGGTGCTGGCAAGTTTTAACGCAAGATCGGCAGTATCAGTCATCGAAAATACGGGGGTTGGTCTACCCTCTTCGGTATAGCCCTGGAGTGAATGACCACGCGTTTCAGCATCAGGCATCGCAGCTACGTTTTCAGGGAATCGCAATACCCGCTGAAGATTGGTTTTCCCTGTTTCATCAACGTAATTTTTGGTTGCCGCATCTGAACCATTAACCGGATTGCCGAGGTTTTCGATTCGGAACCCTTTTGCATTGAATGGGCCGCCAAGCAACGGGCGCGTCAGCGCAAGGCCAAGATAAATAAACGCCTGCTGAATAGCCATCCACAGCCGATCGAAATCTTTGTTTACGGTATTAGCGAGCAGATCTCCATTGTCTTGGTAGTCGGTCAGGCGATAGGTTGGAATTACACGTTCCAGCATCACAGTAACGCCGTTCGCCGGTGGGGTTAGAAAAGAAACCTCACCGCCATCAACGTTTCCAACGCCAGAGATCGTATAGCCTGATGTGATCACCGAGCCGTTGAGTGATACGGCCAAATCACCGACATTAAGCAGATAAAATTCGTAGGGGAATACTGTTGTCAGGCCATTGGCCGTGTAAATATTATATGGGGTTTGGTTAGGTACCGACATAAGGCAGCCTCGGTTTTAATAGTCTACTGCGACCTCATGATCGCCATCTGTTGGCTGCCAATCTTCCCGCCCCCGAGCGGTCGGTTTCCCGACCAATTTACCGATGCGCACCGGCGTCTCGCTGATAGCCCCCGCCCCGGAGTCGATAAAGTCATCCGGTTGGTTGGTCACCGCTGGGTTGAAATCTCGCATTTGGTCATAGGCCGGGCCGTCCAGCACGTCGCTATGCGCCCACAGGAAACGGGACGACAGCGGCGCCTCAAACGCGTCGAGGATGCGCTTTTGCTTGTTGGTTATGGTGAACTCTTCCCGCACACCGCAACCGGTACCTTTCAGCGCCTGGCGGAGCAGCTTGCCGGCAAAACTGCCGGGGCCGTTCACTTCGACCACTACCTGCGGTATCTGGTACCGGATCACCAGCTCGCAGATCTGCACCACCTGGCCGCCGGTGATTTTGTCGCGCTCGTCGAACTCGGCCAGATCACCGATCAGCTCCTGGCACACATGCCAGTACAGATGCCCGCGTGAGTCGGTCAGCACCAGCGAAAAGGCGCTGGCGTCCGCTTTCGCTTTGCCGGTGGCCACGTCCCACCAGGCGACAGCGCCAACAATCTGCTGGCTGCCCAGCCACATCGATGCAGATCGGTTCGCGTACCGGATTTCCGGCTGCACGTTGTACTCGCGGATGCGTTCTGGGTCGAGGCGGGATTCGCCGATCGGTTTACTGTGCAGTTGGTACTGGCTGTCCCATTCGTTGATCGTGCGTGTTTCCTTTCGGCGCTTCTCCATCTCAGCCGGCGTGAACCGTTCAGGCCATTCACATTCTGCGTAACAGTCCACCGTCGTTCTTGGCGGCTCAGCAAAAGTGATCCCCTTTTCCGTCAGCTGGTAATCGATGCCCTCAGCGAGCAGGCGTGCGCCCTTGTGGATGCCGACAAAAACGTACTCTGGCCGGAACTTCAGCCTGTAGCTGCGCTCCGTCGCCTTTTTTTCATCGATGCGGTGCTCTTTCTCGAAAAGCTTGATCGTCAGGCAGTCGGCGCCCATGGCTTCGACCTCATCGTATAGGCTGTCGTGGGTGTGCGGCGTGCCGATGAACAGCTTGCGGCCGCCGGGCACGAGGATGTGAGTTTGTTCGCCGAGGCGATAGCGCAGTTTCTCGCGCGCCTCCGGCGTCTGGATGTTTCGCGGGACTTCGACGTCATCGTTTTGGCACTCGTCGGCGCGGGCCGAGGTGACGTTAGACAGGATGCCTTTCGCGTACATGCTGCCGTTACGCATATCCAGCGAGCCGTTAACCCACCATTGCTCAACGGTTCCCTGACCGTCTGGCAGCATGCCGCGCGTCAGCGGGTGATTGCGCAGCACGTTCTGCGTGTCGCGGCTGGTTTTGTACGCCGTGCCGTCGGCCTCGGATTGGTGCAAGATCCGGTACTGGCGATCCCGGTAATACCGCCAGGCGTTGTACACCGCCAGAATGGTGGATTTACCGAAGCCACGGAAACAGCGAAGCACCGCCAGATCGCCGCGGTGCTCGAGCCAGTGGCAGGCGCGGTAATGGCAGTCGGGAACATCCCACCCCATCCGCTCCGCCCACATGATGAAAAAGGCGACGAACGAGATCATTTTTTCCGCTGCTGGATACGGTCGATAACTTCCTGCGCCGCGCGCTCAGCGGCGGATACCTGCTGCCCAAGGCGAAACGCCTCGTCGTCCGGCTCGTCGCCGTCTTTCGGCGTGCCGCCGCGCGTGTGCATGCCGATCAGCGAATGCACCTTCACCAGCAGCGTGAGCGATGCCGCCGCGTTCTTCTTGCACCAGTAGCGATCGCCGCGCTCCTGCTTCGTATGTTTGTCGAGTGGTTTGTCGGCGCCCGGCCAGGTATCCGGATCGGCTTCCTCGAGCACGACGTCGGTTAACTTGTCGCTCAGCGCGGTAAGGCGGGTTTTGTAATCGTTGTGCATAAAAAAGCCCCATGGTTGTCATGGGGCTATGATGTGGCGGATGGTTGGTCGGTTTCCTGACTATATCATGTCAATAAAATGCACTATTCATTTGCCCTGGCAACGCTAGGGCGCTAATCTCTACTAAGTTATCATTTAATCACTAATGACAGCTGGAGAGCTGAATTGAAAAACAATTCCATAATTATCATGCTTATGCTGGCCCCATTTTGTTCATTGGCTGCAAGTAATTGCACGCCTAACTTAACTGGACAAGATATGTGTATCGTGGCAAACGAGATAGTAAACGCCACTAATAAATATATACCAATCAAATATGATGACAATATGAATATTGTCAATGCAAAAGCAGAAAACACTCGCGTAATCCTTACAACACAAATGAATTACAACCGTATTGCTTTAGAAAAAGAATATGGCAACAGCGAAGAAAGAATAGAGGAATCAAAAACATTTTCCAGACGTTACGCAAGGGAAAAGGTTTGTTCAAACAGATCATCCAAAGCATTTGTAAATTTAGGTGGCGTCATTCAATACGAGTATTTTTTTAATGACGGTAAGCTTTTCGATATAGTTACCGTCACCTCTTGCAAATAACTACTTCATTCCTGGGTCAACCTGATTAATTAGAGGCGAAATCCAGAACAGATTATTACCTGGCAGGAGAGTCCGGGCATTGTGAATAACGCGGTCTCCGGCGTCGCCATTCAGGACGCCGGAGGTGACATCAGTTAGTGTATCCAACAGGCCAAAAGTTGGCCCCAGCGCTGAGCCTATAAACCCCCTGCTGGCGTATCGTGACTGTGTTCCTGTCCCGAAAATTGCCCCCAGGCCCACCATGCCGCCCGATGCCTTTTCCGCCATGTTGTTATATTCCATGAGTGGGCCAAGGATACCAGAGCGATCCAGACCTTCCAGTACCAATTTTTGAGGCGTCATTTCCACCTCTTTGCCGTTGGCAGCCTGTTTTAATGCGTACGTCAGCGCGCCAAGGCCGATCTGGAAAGCGGTGCCATAGTAGAATTGCGCCGTTCCCTCCTGCAGACCGCCGAGCGTGGCGCGGTTATACGACGCCGTGGCGAAGGATTTAAACTGGAATACCGTCTTACCCAATGGCGTACTAGCCCATAATGGCGTGTCGCCGATGCCCGGTGTAATAACGGTGTTGTTGACGTCCTTTAAAACCGCCGACTGAAATACGCCGGCGACGTGCTGATCGTCCCATTTTTCAAAATTGCCAATATGCCAACCGTCGATCACCTCGCCGTGCTTCTGGAACTCGCTGCGGATACGGCCGGCCATATTGGGGTTGATCCCGAGCTTCGCCAGTTTCTTCGCGGCGGCGGCTCCAGATAGAATACTGTCCGACGTTATCATGCCATTTACCGACTTGTTCACGTCGTCGAAATGCCCCATCAGCGTCAGCTTGCCGAATACATCGGTAACGCGCTCCATGCCGGCCTCTACAGCCGTGGTGCGCGACGAGCTATCCACCAGGTCGCCCATGGTGCGCGCTCGGGTGTGCAAGATGGTTTCCAGCCCAACCGCCATTTTCTTCATCTCGGCCCGGCTGGCTTTAAATGCCGGCGAGCGGCTGATCAGCGCAGAGTAACCGCGCATTGAGTTGCTAAAGCCGTTTACCATCACGCCACGAGCCAAGTCTGGGATGGCCGAAACGGTCATGCCGCCCAGCTTCGTGACAAAGTTGGCGCTACGCAGGAAAGCGCCAGCGCGCACAAAGAACGACGATGGATCGTCAGGCATGCCATAGGTGCCAACCAACCGATCGCGGAGCGCGGTTATATCGCGAATATCGTTGTCCCTGGCTTTCGCCAATTTTGCCTGCTCGGCTGGCTTGCTTCGCATCAGCGCGTCGTATTCGTCCTGAATGTCCTTCAGCTGCTTATCGAGGCTCTTATTTCCGAAGGTGCGGGTTAACTCGACTTCCGCCGACGCCTCGCGGATATGGCGCTGCAGGACGTAATTCGCGTCGCTTTCCAGATAGTCCTTCATCAGTCGGTCAGGAACACTAAGTGTCCTCGACCTGGTGCTTCCTGCTGCTTTAACCGTGAACACGTTGGCGAAATCCTGCGGAATTTTGGCGCCCACGATTTTGTTAATGGTCGCGTCAGCAGTAATTTCAGCCTCTTCACGCGACATGGTTTTTTCACCGCGAGACCACCAATCCACCAGCATGTTGCGAAACTTATCCCGCTCACTGATGATCTTCCCGACTTTGTAAACGCGTGGGAAGTAGCTGGTTTGCCCGATAGCTTTAAGCTCTTCGTCTGCGGGTAAAAGGCCAAGTTTCTGCTGCGCCACCTTCACCCTATCCACCACCTGGCGTATCGCGCGCGCCGCATCCTGCACCGCTGAATTGCCGTGAATGTCGCCGTTGCGCATGGCGTTACCCACCTCTTCCCGAAATGAGGCGAAACCGAGATCGCCGCCATCGGCCTTATATTTTGCATAGGCCTGCTTGTTGGTTACTACGACCGCGGCCTCTTCACGACGCCAACCACGAACGCGGGTTTCCGCCGCGATCGGCGTCTCAATACCACGCAGGTTCCCCTCAAGCGTGAAGTTGTTTTCCGCCAGTTCCAGCGCAGTGCGGCGGGCGGTCTTGGATGGTGACTCAATCAAGCGCGTGACCGGCGTCAGGTAGCTGCCGGCTTTACGGGCGAGCGTGCCGATCGCGCCACCTGATACCGGCGTCAAATCTTCCAGCGTCGCCTCGCTTATGCGGGCGGCGCCAACGCTCCCCCCCTCCGGCAGAGAAGCGGCGGCGTTGTCCACCGCGCTGGTGACGCTCAAGTTATCCAGAGCGTCGCCGACTTCGCGTGTGGCCGCAGTTCTTACCGATGGAGAGATAGCTGCGCCAGCACTGGCAAAAACACCGCTCAGCAACGCACCGGCGGCGACGTGAGCAGCACTCTCCCCCCATGTGCGCGTAACCTGCTGGTTGTTCAATGCCACTTCGCTGAGGGCTGTTCCAGCGGCGCCAATGGCCACCTGCGACCCTATACGCGCCAGCGCGCCGCCCTGAGCACCGGGAATAAACATAGAAGCGACCGTCACAGGATCCACCGCCCCGGCGGCAATACTGGCTAAGGTTCCTACGCCGCCAGCTTCAGACAACACCCTGCGGTCTTCATTTTCATCATCGATCTGCTGTTTGATCCACGCGGTTTCCTGCGGCGAATGCGCATCAGAAAACGCCGTCGCCCATTGCTCATAACCCTGCAGCTCAGTTTTATCAGCATAAGGGTTATAACCCTCTACGGGCTCAAATTGCTTAGGTGGCTGGAACATGCCAGCCAGGACGTTATTCTGGCGAAAAGCAGCGCCCCATACCGACGGTGATTCTTCTTGAGGTCGAGGGTTTGTACCTTCGGGCAGAGAAACGTCGAAGCCTGAAGGCTGCGCCAGCATACTACCGGCCGGCGCGAAATCGTTATTCAGTTCCTCGGGTTTTGCATATACCGGCATTATTCTGCGCTCCATGAAAAATACTGTTTTTGACGATTTACGCGCTCGTCGTGCAGGCGCTTATACATTTCATCGAGCGCTCTATGCTTGGCTTTGAAGTCTCGAATTTCCTGTCCTTTGGAGAGTTCTTCCTGATTTTTTTCCTCTCGCTCTTTTAGCATTTTCTGGTATGGCTCCCATTCCTGTAGGATTGGTTTCCAACGCATAGCGCGACCGTACTTGTTGTAATAGGGCTGCACGCTTTCTATACCGTCTTTATCTTTCGTGCGCACCATGACCGCGTAATCGCCAGTCCTTGGGGTAGATACGTCCGATGCTATTTCAAGTTCTCCGCCCACCTTGGATTTTGGAGTTTTGGTTTCCACGAATGCAGTGCGACCGGAAGTGATTCCAAGACTGGCGCCGCTGGTCTCGATACTTTCCGTGCGGTCGCCATACATCAACTGCAATTTGTCCTCTTTCCACTGAGCGGCCTGCCAGCCTGATGGGCCGTAGTTATGCAAGGCTTCCGGGGCGTATTTCATGAACTGCGCATTGCCGTTCACTTCACTGATGCTCCAGGTGCGGGCAATCTGCTGGTTGGTCATTTTTTTGGCAACATCTGCATTGCCGCCGGCAGTGCGATAGTTGAGGTCATAGAGCGTCTGGTAATCATTCCTGAAGCGTGCAGCATCTGGCGTTTGATCATCGGCGGATGGATCCCACCGGAACCATTGCGCCATACTGCTGGCTGCAGAGCCTATAGCTTTGCCGCGCTCTTTTTTATACGCTGCCGTCCCCTGCTCAGATGCCAATTGCGCCTTGAGCGCATCCGTTTGGTTGTAGGTGACGTTTTGGGCTTGCTCGATCGCCGCATCGGGCGCCATCCCTGAATCGGTCAATTGCTTGACCGTCATGTAAAAACCCTGCATCTCTTTCGGCATATCACCGACAGAGGCAGGATCCGTGTCGTACAGCCGGCTGAACAGTTCGGCGCCTTGCTTCACGACCTCCGGGCTTTTTGCCCGTGAAATGGCCGTTAGTTGCGTGGTGACCTTTTCAGGGATAACCCCGGTTTGCGCAACCTGCTGCACAACAGCGTCATGCGTGCTTGCGTCGTTAATGCGGAAGTTCTGCGCCGTTGGCGTTGAGTCGGCCGCTTTCTGCATTGATTTGTCTGTGGGGTCGAGCTTTTCGCCCATCAATAGCGCATCGTTGAAGCGGCTGGCGTCGCGCTGAGCCTGAATTGCCGTGTTGCTTTTCTGCACCAGGGCGGCGAGTTTGCCGTAGGCGTCCATCTTGATCGCATAGTCCGGATCGTTAACCTGCGGCTTTACCTTCGAAAGCTCCTGCTGCTGTTGCGCCGGCGATATGTACTGAATGGCCTGGAACGTTCGCGCGCTATCGATGGCGATGCCGAGCTGCTTCACCATGCCATCACCCTGCGGCCCATACGCAAATTGAATTGTGGCCCTGTCCGGCATGGCGTCCGGCACTTCACCGTTGTATAGCTGCGACATCGTGTTATTCAGTATCGGATCAATTTGATTGCGAACTGCCGTGCGCTGCTCCCTGATTTGAGCCTCGGCCATGTTGTCGATTTTATTCATCGATACCGGGTCAAGCCCGGTTTTATTTTTTCGGTACCGCGCCAGCCAGCCGCGAGTCTCCGCCGGGAGATTGCGAATAAATTCAGCTTCGGAAACCTCGCCTTTTCGCGGATCGCCAATCTTATCGATCAGCTTATCAACCCGGCCCTGCCCCCAATTGTAAGCCGCGCCCGCTAAGGTTTCAGAACCGTATTTTCCGTAAAGCTCGTTGGCGTAGTCGCTGGCCAGCAGCGCGTTTTGCTGCTCGTCTTTTGGGTCGTATTGCATCCCTCGCCGGGCTGCCAATTCCTTACCTGTGGCGGGCATCAGCTGGTATTTCCCCTGCGCGCCCTCAGATGAAGTAACTACGCTACCGTCCGCATTGAAATGATTGCCGCCGGACTCGACAATCGAAATGGCCCGCATATCCAATCCATTGCCGCTGTTGGACATGAAATCCCCTCTCAGCCATCCAGTGGGGTTGTTTATTGCGTAGTTTTGCGCGCCCCATTCCATAGCCTTTTGGTTTGCCTCTGACACCGCCGCAGTGATTTGATCAGCAGACCAGCCTTGCGCCTGGCCGTAAAGCTCGATCGAATGGCGTCGAGCACCGCGAATCAATCCCGCAGCCTGAGGATCACCAAAGGCCGATGCTTCTTGCTCTACAGAGTTTTGCACCGTTGCATTGAGCTGCTGGCGTTGCGCGGATGCTGTTTGGCTGATTTCGAAATTTTTATACGTGCTGGCGCGGCGGATTTGCGCTGCTTTCCACTGAGCATCGAAGTAAATTTGCTGACTTGGCGGTACCCTTTTTCTGGCCTCGTCATAATCGGTTACGTCTTGCTTATCCATGTCAACGCCGACGCCGGCGGAATTGAACCCCTGCCGTGTAACAAGCGCGCCTGTTTCGGGGTTTTCCCACCGATCGTTAGACTTCGCTTCAAGGTCGGTAAGGATTGCCTGAGTCGCTGCCAAATCTGCTTTATCTTGGACGCGCTGCATATCGCCAGCGACCTGCCCTACAGCGACACCGAGGCCAGATACTGCACCACCAATCGCGCCCGCCCCCCTAACATCGACTCGAGTAGAATTAGCCTCCGGCGTCACATTGCCAAAATTTCCGGTTGGTATCCGCATCAGCGCACCCCCATATTCGAGAACATGTTATTCGACGCCGCGGTGCCGGTATTCGTCGTTGTTGGGCCGGCCTTTTTCCAACCGGAGTAACCGGTGCCGGCGGCAGACAGCAGCGAGCTGCCCGCGTTGATATAGCCGGACGTCGCCGCATTGCGTCCGCTGAGTCGGTCGGCCTGCGCCTGCGCGTTGTACCGCGCGCCGGTGTTCATGCCGTTCAGGATCGTCGTGTAAGCGTCCTGCTCTGCGTCGCCAGTGATGCCGGACGTGATGCGCAGCGCCGTACCCTCGCCAGTTTCGACACCAGACGCCGCCAGCGCCGCGTTTGCCTGCGCGGCCTGCTCACGCCCTGCCTTTCTGATTCTGTCGGCCTGTACGCGTGCTGACGCGCGTGCGGCCTCGGCGTCGGCGTTTGCCTGATCCGCCTGGTAGTTCGCCATTTTCTGCTGCTGGATACCGCTTGCAGCAGCGCCGCCGGCAGCCAGCACCGATGATGCGACCAGGGCTATTTCCACACCTGTGCACATAATCAAATCTCCTTCGAATACAACAGGCCAGTACGCGACAGGCCAAGACGTTCATACATCGCCCCGGTGCGTTCTTCATGCACGCCGGTGGTGATGCCCATATTGATAACGGCGGCTCCATGGTCAGCGGCCCACGCGATAAAGGTTTTAGCCAGACGCGGGCCAGCAGATCCGCCGCGGTGCTCCGGCGCGATAAACAGCCCGTACTCGAACGCCGCCAGCTTGCGCGAAAACCACTGCTCGGCGATGCCGCCGGCCATCCAGCCAATCACCTGCCCGCCATGCTCGGCCACCAGCACACACCCGCCATGAGCGGCGATCAGGTGCTGCGCCAGATCGGCGCACTTCTGCTCGTCGAATGGTGAGGTTTCCGCGTAACGCGATTCCAGGTACATGCGGGCGCCAAGTTCAATCAGTGCCGGGATATCCCCGGCGGTTGCGTTGCGGATCATTGTCAGCCCCCGTTGCTGGTGAAAGTGGTAATGATGGACAGGAGGTGGAACGGCAGCGGTTGGCGCTGCTGGATCAGTAGCGTGTCCTCACCTTTCTCCCATCCCAATTTTCCGAAGTAGTGATCGCCGGTGAACAGCGGCGCCGGCTGGTTGAGTATTTTCGGGCCGAAGGTACGGAACGGGATAACCTGGCCGTTGCACTCGGCGCCGGTAGTTTCGAGGAAACGCATCGTCACTTCGCTGGTGCGTTTCTTGGCGCTCTGCGTTGTGCCCTCAGTGGTGCCCACTTCAGGGGTTAGCGTTTGGATTGTGGATTCAAAATGCAGACCGATTTCCACGCGGTAGGCTTTTCGCGTCAAGGTGATCTGACCGCTGGAAACCACCTGGGTGGGCATCACTGAGCCGTCGGCCACAATATCGACGGTCTGCCCCTCGAGATGATTTAACCCCGCCCACGTCGTTGCACCGGCCTCGCTGCTGCCGGTTACGGCGGCGTCGGTATACAGCGTAGAGTCGAACACCTCGACATAACGCACCAGTTGCCCGTTGATCTCCCGGCGGACCAGCGCGTAAACAACGTCGTTACTGTCCGACGGGATCGACGCCACCGACTCAAATCCGCCGGCGGTGATCTGGCGTGACCATGCGATAACTTCCTGCGCCCGGTCGATTGCCATCGTCACCATCACGCCATCGGTGCGAACCATCCAGATAAAGGCGTCCGGCTGCTGCTGATACGCCATATCGATCACGCCGCCGGCGGTGATGTGTTCCGCCAGCACCGTCATATCGTTGGCCGAATACGAAACAAAGCTGTCCGGGTCATAAGCCACGGCGTAGAGCTTTCGGCCGGCGCGCTGCACGAACATGATCTCGGTACCGACACGCACCGGGCGGATCCCGTTGCAGCCGTAAGGACTGGGATTTTTCACCGAGATATTTGTCGGGGTGATCGCCGCATCGTTGCCAGCAGTGATCGTGAACTCGCCGCCGTACGTCAGCGCAATCAGCGTGTTCATCTGTGCCAGGTGAACAATCGGGTTGAGCTGGTCGGAAGACAGCGTAAAGCTGATCGCCTTATCATCGTCGGTACCCAGCTCAAAAGACAGGTAAACGCCGGTTTCGCTGAACCAGATGGTTTGCGGGTACCTGACTGAACCGGCCAAAACGAGGCGCTGCTGGTGCAGCGTCACCGCGCCAGGGTAGCCGTATGCATCCGTCCAAACCGTATCCTCTCGCGTCCACGCGCCCGGCGATGCTGCCTGTGTGGCGGTTAAGTCTGTGCGGATAACGCCGACGGCGATCTGCTCGCTTGTGATGCTTTTTATCAGCACCAGCCCGCTGTTAATGCGGACGTATGAGCCTACATCCTCGGCCACCCAGCCGGGTCCGGTGAATGGCGCCGGATCCTCGCTGTCTTTCGGCGGCTCGTCGTCACTCAGCGTCAGCGTGATTTCTGAGCCGACAAATTCCTTAACTGACGGCTTGCACCATTTTTCCGGCGTATCGCGTATTTCGTCGAACGGCTCAACGATAAACGGGCATGGCTCGAGCACCCAATCAAGCTGCCCGCGCCGCTGCAGACGGTGCGGTTTAACGCCCTGGTGCACCAGAAACATGGTATCGGCACCCTGAACGTAATTTACGGCCGGCAGCATGGCGGAGCTGTAAGGGCTGGCGATTTCATACGGGGTGTTGTCGTCGTTCACCAGCTGCGCGCCGTTCTGGAAAATCCGCATGTAGCCGTCGCCAAACTCCAAAACGTACGCCTGAGAGCGGTTAAAAACGTAGGGGATCAGCCGGGCGCCGCGATCGCCATATTTGGCCGCAGCCGCGTAACGGGTGCCGGGGCGACGCATAACCCCGCCCTGTACCACACAAACAGCGTTCTCGATCTGCTTGGCGCCGTTGGCGTAACGCGCGATATCAACGCGGCCCATGAGACGCGGGGAAATCTCGCCGGCGGTGAAGTTGGTTTTTATCAGGTTGGCGCGCACGGTCAGAACCTCGAATCGTAAGTTGGATAGCCGCCAAGTTCTTCCGGCGGATCTTCCTGCCCGTCAATAGCCTTGGCTTGGCGCAGCAGGTAGGCAGCCTCCTGGGTCAGGCTGTCGCGCAGGCTGGCGGATGCCGTTACCGCATAGGCCAGCTTGGCCGCCATGGTGGCTTCGGCCAGATTGACCAGCGCCGAGTCCCAGGTCGATTCGTCTTCGTTGCGGAAGATGTAGCGCAGGCGGATCACGTTCTGATTTGCCAGCAGCTTCTTGCCCTCGATGCGATACGGGATTTCGTCCCAATCTTCGCCGATGGAAAGGATGCGGATCAGGTCACCAGGTAACGGAAACTGGAAACCGAATCCAAACGCCGGCGCCGTGCTGCTGGGTGAAAGCACCACGCGTTTAACCGCGCAATTCCATGGGTGCTTGCGCAGCAGGTCATTGCGCACAGTCGGGTAGATATTTGAGCACAGGCGGGCGTGTTCGGTGTTTTCGTCAAAGCTGTTGATCGGGTGCGCGCCGAGCGCGAGCAGTGCGTTAGAGCAGATAGAAATACTGGAAGCCATGGCGTTACCTCATGAAAAAGGCCGGGGTGTTATCCCCGGCAAAGGAGCGCTGGCATTAAGCGGTGAAGTCGATCGCGACAACCTTGTTTTCGGCTGCGCGGCCGGCGCCATATGACGCATCGACAGAAATCTGAATGGTGTTGTTCTTGTCACGGCGCGGGCCGATATCGGTGTTGTACTCTGCACCGGTACCGAAATGCACCGCGGACTTGCACCAGGCGGCGGCGGTCTTGGTGGTGACAGCCGGATCGCCGGAGCTGGCCGAGTCCAGTTTTTCGTATGCCAACCACTTGAAGCCCAACCAGTTGCCGGACACCGCACCTTCCTGCAGCATTTTCACCGCCATGTAATCGGCGCTGGTCAGGGTGGTATCGCTCAGGATCTGCGTCAGCATGTCGGCGTTGTACGTGATGAACAGCTCTTCGCCGTTCTGTTCGTCACACTCGTTGCGGCGGAACATGGCCTTAGCGGCGATCAGCTTGGCCTTGGTCATGCCGGTACCGCCGGCCACAATCTTCTGAGACGCCGGCAGCGCCACAGGAGCATAGGCGCCAGTGTCCGAGGTTTTGCGCAGAACGGTATCCAGCAACGCGCGGTAAATCACGTCGTCCTTTTTGCGGTTCGCGGCCGCCAGGGTCAGTTGCAGATATGGCCCCTGCGGGTCGGCGATCAGTTTGCGCAGATCGCGTTTTTCCACCGGCACGAACACGCCGTAGTCCGCCATCAGCGCGTTACGGGTACCCGCTTCAGGCAGATCCCAAACCGTATCGCCGAAGCGCTCGGTGATTGGGTTCATCTCAATGGTGCCCATATCGTTGATGGTGAACGATGCGCCGGTAATCATCCCGCGATCGTGTACGGCAGCTTGCAGGCGCGAGTCCTTCTGCTGCGATGCGATTTCGAAAGAATCATGGAACTGCTGCACAAAGGCGGCGGTGATCATGTTCTTGTTCGGATCAAAAGCCATTTTTATCACTCCAAAGATTATCGCCTGCGAGGTATCGGTTTCCCGGCTCGGTTCAACGCTGGCCGGTTGGCGCATACGGTCAGCGGGGAATCAGGTATCCGGCTACCACGCCGGGCTGTTGGAGTGATTTTGTTGCGTGTGCGCGGTCGGAATCCCGACCAAATGAAAACGCCAGCGGTTAGGCTGGCGCTCGATGTTGTGTGGAGGCTGTTACTCTTCTTTCTGGCGCAGCAGTTCTCGCAGGTGTGCGTCGTCATGCATGCGCTGTTTCAACAGGTAGCCCTCAAGCATCCAGATTTTTTGCACAGCGTTGTCGCGGGCGATCTTGCGGCCGATCTCGGCGTCGAAGTTCTCAGGGCTGGCGCAGGCGCTTTCGCCGGTGACGGTAAAGCCATTCTCTAAAACCAGAACGCAAAACGTTAGCAGGCGAAGCTGATTCGCGTCATCAAGCTCTACAGCGGGAATATCCTCCCTATTGGCCAACGCGCCAATGCGGCCGTCGTACCCAGTGAAGTAATGTTCGCTGGTGATAACGTTCTCGATATGGTCAGGCGTTACGCGCGGCGCGGTTTTGCCTTTGGCTTGGATTTCCTGCTCGATTTCTTTGTCGGACATTGGTCTTTCCTCGGATTATGCGACGGTTTGGTCGCCATAGGTTTTCTGGTAGAACGCGCGCACCTGGGCAGATACACGTTCGTGATCTGCGTGTTTCGGGTTGCTGTAAGCCTCGGACTTCATCAGGTCTCGGATGCTCTGTTGCTCTTCGAGATTGATTTGGCCATTACCAACGGGGGTATCCTCGCCCATCTCCGCACCGATTTTCGCCAGCATGCGGATAACCATCGGGTTGTTGCCGATCTCGTCCATCTTGCCTTGGTCTGCAGGGTCAGCCAGCGACATAAACGCGCGGTGTGCCAGCCCGATATTTTTCTGGAATTCCGCATCTGTTTTCCACGTGCCGCGCAGCTCAGTAGCCGCCGCCTCTTGATCCAACTCGGCAGCACCGCCCACCAGTACCGGTGCGCGGCTCATGTACTCGCCAAGGATGAAGCCCATCTGATCGTTGGTGATGCCCTTGGCGTGCGCCGCCTTGAGGAATCCCTGCATCTCAGGGTCGGCCTTGAACTCGTCCCATTTGAATCCCTCGGCCTCTACCTTCGGGGAATATTCTTCGACAGTTTTCGGCGGAACATCGCCGCTGCCGAAGCGCTTGGAGAGGTGCGAATAAGCATCCGCCAGCTTGCGCGCCGAGTCTTGCAGGTTAAATTTTCCATCAGCGCCGCTGGTGCGGTACTTCTCAGGAATAAAATCACCCTCGGCCGCCTGGTCAGTGGCACCGGTGCTGAGCAGAGAATTGCCGCCAGCATCACCAGTATCTGGTTTATCCGCATCGCCATTACCCCCAGCGTCAGCGCCTGCATCTGCGTTCATGAAAAGGTGTTTAAGCTTCCACATCGTCGTTTACTCCGTCTGCCAGATTAAGCTGGCGCAAAATGAAATCGAGCACGTCACGTTGCCCGGCCTTAAAACAGGTTTGGCGGTCACCCTCAGGGCCGCCCTTCACAAAAATTGATCCACCGAAACGCCGGGTTAATTCGTCCAGCACCTCGGCGCCGCCGGCCGTCTCTTCAAACAGCCGCTTGTAATCCAGTGGTGAAACTTTCTTGATGCCCATCAACCCCCCGCCAGTTGTTGGCCAATTGCTTCACCAGCGCTCTGTCCTGCCGCGCCTGCCGCCTGCTGGCCGGCCTGCATCAGCAATGCCTGTTGCTGTTGTTGCTGCTGCGCCTTAGCGCGCTGGTCGCGCAGCGTGGACACGTCCGCCGACGAGCGCATAACCTTGGCCGGTACACCCAGCGCCTCGCCGACAACGCGGCTTGCTTCGTCGCTGTCCATGTTGTCGATAATGTCCGGGTAAACCTGCACCAGCTGCATAACGTTCTGGGCGTAACGCTCAATCGCTGTGACGTCCTCCAGCTTCTGTGCGCGCGCCAGCGGCGAGATATAACGCACGTTGAAGTTTGCGGCGTTCATGCTCTCCGGCGGCTCAGGGAACACGCCAGCGCGGAACGCGATACCGAAACAGCGCTCGACAAGCGGCTGCAGGTATTCCGCCTGGAATCGTCCGTATACCGGCCCCAGCAACTGGCGGATCAGTGCGACGCGCACATGCACTTCGGTGGCCGTCATGGCCGGGCCGTCTTGCGGCTGCAGCTGGTCGGCCATCATGATCTTGCGGATTGACGCCTGCAGACGTTCCTCAGCGGTGAATGCGACGTTGAAATCGGAGCCGGTCAGCAGTGGTTTCATGCTGTCGACGCTGTTGGCCACAATGATGCGGCGCGGCCCCACCTTGACGGTGCGAGGATTAAGCACGCCGTCATCCTCGGCGATCCACATGCCTGAAATCGCCAAATCCTGCGCAGCTTTCTCCATGCGTTTGGTTTCGTTCAGCTCCTTGCAATCGGGCAGCGCGTCATAAACCGGGCCGATGCCGTACGAACCGCCGGGGATTTTCATCCAGCGCGGCACGCAGCATGGGAATTCGTGATATCCGGATTCACGCACCACCTTCTTGGCGGTCACGTCGATGTTGTACGACGCGAAGCGAAGGTTTTTAGCCAGGCGCGCGTTAACCATGTAATTCGTACGCGGGAAGATCGCATGCAGAAAATCAAACTTGTCGTCTGGCTTTTTCTTGGCAGCGTCGCGGATCTTCTCGCTTACCGCATCTTGGCCAAACTCGGCGATCGCCTGCTCGGCGGTCAGCTGGTAGCAGCGGAAAATCGTATCGACAATGCCGTCCTTGCGGGTCGATGCAACGTAGCACTGCGCCAGCGGCCACTGCTGGAATGAATAGCCGCCCTCGTCCCGGTCTTCATCGACGTACAGCACAAACCAGCCGGCACATACCACATCGAGATTTGCCTCGTAGCCCTCGGCGTCGAAGTTGGCCGCGTGGATGTTTTCCCAAACCAGCGTTGCGCAGGTAGAAAGCCACGCCTTGGCGTCGTCCGGCAGGGATTCGCTGTCGAGATTCAGCCACTGCGCGTTAGCCGGCGTCATGCCGGACATGAGAGCAGACGCGAGCATGCGCGAGCTATCGGTCGCCGTGCCGTCCAGTAGCTTGGCAACCTTGTGCTTTGCGCTCTGGGCGTCCAGCACCTCAGACGAGAAACCAGCGCCGCGCAGCGGGTACGTGTAGTCGTAGCACTCCCGCCAGACGCTTTCGTGCATCTGGCGAGAAGCCTTGAGCGTGTTCACGCGTTTAATCAGCCTTGCGGCGGTGTCGTCCATCAATCACGCCCCCAGCGTTGATTTGTTGCCTGCCGCCTGAGCACCACTTGCGAGCAGTGAATCACCGGCATCTGCGGCCCCCTCTGCGCCGCTGGCCAGCAGTGAGGAGCCTTTCTTGCGCTTTTTACGGCTTGCGGCGTCGGCGTTTGCAGATTTAGCCGCGGCGTCTGCTGCTGCGTCGGCTTCTGCCTGCGGGTCGGTCTGCACAACTTTCGGTGTAGATCCACACATAACGGTTTCCTTAGCCTGGTACGTGCCAGCCGTGTTCGGTTAAAACAGGTTTGCCCGGTGCTGGCTGCTTCTTGCCCTCTTCGTTCGTCACCATCGGTCCGGCGCCGCCGGTTGCCACATCGGTGGCTTTCTTCACCAGGGTGAGGAATTCGAGGTTATCGGTCAGGCGGTGATCGTCAGCGTCGAGGAACTCCAGCCTTTCGAATCGAGCGATAATTGCTGCGCCCTGTTCATTCAGGCCGGAAAGGATCACGTTACGCTCCTCCAGTGTTGCGCCGTCGAGCAGCTTCGCAACACGCTGCTGCAGAATCGCTGTTTTGTCATCGCCGGCAGGTTCCGGATCGCCTGCGGTAATCAGCGTGGCGCCAGCGGTGGCGGAGTTCAGCTGTTCCAGCGTATTTGCGGGCTGCTGCACGACAGAATTCAACAGCAGTGCGTCAGTGACGTTTTCTTCCGGCCGCTGATTTTCCTGTCCAGGGGTTTGGATTTCTTTACGTGGTCGTCCCATTGCGTTTACTCCGTGGATTGATGAGCGTTCATTGTCTGCCCTGCTTGCGGTCGGATTCCCGACCAATTACCGGGCGCTTGAATGTCCACCATTGCCGGTAAAGCACCGTCGGCAGGCTGCCACGGTCTGAGCCTGTTGCTTGGCACCAAAGAGCGATCAGCGCCTCCCCGTCGCCGTGACGCGGTTCCGATCCCGACTTCCAGCCGAGAACGGCAGATTTCGACACGCCCAATTCCTCTGCGATGCTCTGCGTTGCCATGCGGGTGCGGTTGATATCGGTAATCACGCGAAACCAGTCTGTGCGGAATGTTGCGACGAGCGGCATGATCAGCCCCCTAAACGCGCGCGTGCGCGAGCATAGAGAGGGGAAAACGCGCCGCCGGCTATTGCAGGAAGATGGGCCAAACAGGATTTTGTTCTTTTCCACCGTTGGGCGTCCTGAGACTTTTCGCTATTTCCTGCTGCTCTTAGGGATAGGATTAAATTCTGCATTCGCGCAATTCCTCCACTTCCCGATTAACTTGATCGAGTAATTCCAGCTCTGTGCCGTAATTCCCCTCCCATGTTTTCCTTCCTGCGTGCACGGCTACACCGTGGCCGCCTGTGCGGTGATGCGGTGGGCATAACGGGAGGGTTTGGTTATGGGTGGCGCGCTGTGCTGTTCCCTGTCCTGTGCGGATATGGTGTATTTCTGCAGGGGATGGTCCGTAACCCAGATTGCGGCAGACGACGCAGCCAAGCTCTGCCACGTCGGATAACCATTGTTTTTCGTCTTTGGTCGCCATGGTTCCCCCTATGCCGTGTAGCTGAGCAGTTGGGAGGCGGCGTTTTCTGCAGCCTGCTGATCTGGGAACGCCCGGAACAGAATGAAATTCCAGAGCACATCGATGGTGGCTTTGTAGAGCTGGGCAAACTCGATGTCGTCCATCTTTGCGAACGATACGCTGCGGGGTTCTTTGCGCTCGCTGCCATCCGGCATCTGGTATGCGGTGTAGTGGCCAGATTGAATCGTTACCCAGGCACGAAATGCCTCGAACGATTTTGCGGCGCTGATATTTCCAGCGCGCTTTTCTGCCACATCCTGCAGATACTCGTCGGCGGCGGCCTGCAGCGTGCTTTCGTTCCCGGCGTAATACGCGAGGAATTTCACGTAACCGGTGATCAGCTCTTTGTCTGTCGGCGATATGGCGCCGCCTGTCGGTTCCCAATACTGGAAGCCGAGATTCAGCAGGGAGAAATATTTGCGGTGAAACGCCGGGTTGCGAGCCTGGCTAAAATCGGCATACAGGACGGCGCCGATCTTCACTTTGGTTTTCAGGAATTCGATCGCGTCCGGGGTGGCCGGCACTAACAAATTTCCTGCGGATTTTACAAACGAATACTGCGCCATGGGCTTTCTCCGGTGGCGCAGCAGTTGCTCAGAATTCGAACGGGCTGGGTGTTCAGTCCAGCCCGTTAATTATAGCGCGTTTCCATCAGGTCTCACAACTGAATAACCTGCGGATTTTGCCAAATCAATCAACGCGTTAAACGATACTATATGCTCGTTTTCTTTAACGATGCGGGTTCCGGTTATTGAGCCGTTTTCGCATGTTATTACTACTCTTCCGGTATTGGGCAATGACTTAATCAAATCTTCAATATCAATCAATTAACTATCTCTTTATTGTGTACCGCAATGATATTGCACCAAAATACTGTACATATAAACAGTAGTTATTTTTGTGCTGTACGTCAAACAAAAGGCCGAGGCACTAAAAAAGGCCGCCTTCGCGACCTTTAATTTTACTCCCCACCATCCGGCACTGTTCGCACTGGCTGGGCGGTGCACAGCGCGCGGAACTCGTAATCGTTGTCCGTCGCATATTTCACGCTCATTTCAGCGTGCTGTTCTGCTGTGATGCGCTCCCATTCGTGCCAGCAGTTGTGCCCGCTGTTCCAGAATCGCATTTCCCATGCCACCGGCTTGCTCAGCTTATTGTCCATCATGCTGCCATCCTCCACACACAAAATTCAGGCATATTTGCCCGCACAAGCGCCTCCGCGAATGGCGGCGGCACTGAGTTCCCACAACGTGCTACCTGCTCCGATTTAGGCCAGCGGGTGCCGTCGATATCCCGATCGATGATGTAGCTGCTCGGGAATCCATTGGCGTTATACAGCTCGCGCGGTTCCAGCATGCGCATGCAAATGTCGACCACCATGTATTCGCCGACCTGGATAAACTGCGGGCGCGGCGCTGGTAACAGGTGGCTGCCGTCCGGCTCGTCGCTGAATTCGTCCATCAAACGCGCGCAGCACCAGGCGTTATAACGCTGGTCGTCGGTGATCAGCGTCGGCTCACATTTCACCTCGGTGAGGCCGAATCGGTCATGCGTCGGCACTGTGTGCATCGGTGCGTCGACGTCGATCCCGTCTTTCTCGTTGCCGTAGTATTTCTGCAGGTACGCCGTTACGTGCCCGATGTGATTGCCACCGGCGGTGAGGGTTGGCGCTGGCGCATTCGTCGGCCGCCCGTCTTTGCATGTACCACGCAGCTGCACCAGGTGCGACGTACAAAGTGAGTGGTGATCGACCTGTGTCACCGTGTGCATTGGCTCGTCCACTCCCAGCCCGGCGCCGGTGTAGTTCCCGCCGTAGTGTTTTATCAAATGGGCTGCGGCCACTGCGGTATGCGATTCCGTCGGGATGGTCGCCATCGGTGCAGCGATGCTACGCGGCTTGCCGGAATATGTCGGGCCACCAGCGCCCACCAGCACCGCGCTGGCCAACTGCGTTTTACCTCCGCCGCCAGGCATGATCGTTCCCACCGGTGTATCGGCGCGCTGGCCGGTGCTGTTCCCAAACTGCCGCACCACCACTGGCGCCGCCACGGCGAAACCATGGGTTTGCGTGACCGTCTGCAGCGGCAGGCGGCCGGACTGGCCCCGGAAACAATCGTACTTGGTTCGGTTGGACGTGTGATTGCACTTCACGGCGAACGGCTCGATCAGCAGGTGCTCGGCTTTGCTTGTGACCGTTGTGAGCGGTGCGCCGGTGGCATACTGCCGGCCGTCTCCACCGAACCCTGTTTGCCCGATTTGAACGATGTACGGATCAGGACAGTCGATAACGTAGCGTTTCAACCCCTTCACGATGCGGCGCAGCGTGTTGTCGGCCAGCGGCTTTTTGCGGCCCATGATGCTACGTGTGGGGATTGACCAGTCGATGCACTCGGCGGCGGTGCGGTATGGCTGCAGCTGCCCCGCCAGCACCTCGGCGCTGTCCGGTGCCCCATGGGATGGATCCGGCCACACAACGGCCTCACCGTCGCAACGGCTGACAACAAACAGACGTTTGCGGATAGTCGGAGCGCCGTAATCGCAAGCGCGCAGCTCTTTGTGATCGACGTTATAGCCAAGCCCGGCCACCAGGCGGCGGGCTTCATCGCTGTCGATATCAATGCGAAGAAATTCGCATGCCTCGGCCAGCGCCGGGCAATCTGGAGCCACGCCGCTGCTCAGCATGCCGATAAACGCCTTGAAGGTTTCACCGGTGTACGCCGGATCCGGGAAAAGATTGCCTTTTTTGTCGGCTTTAAGCGGCCCCCATGAGCGGAATTCTTCGACGTTTTCCAGCATCAGGTAACGCGGCCGCACCGCCAGCGCCCAGCGCAGCACCACCCAGGCGAGACCACGGATCTCTTTCCTCACCGGCGTCCCGCCCTTTGCTTTCGAAAAATGGCGGCAGTCAGGAGAGAACCAGCCCAGCAACACCGGCAGCCCGCCGGTGGAAATCTTCGGATCAACGCTGAAAATGTCTTCCGGGTAGTGCAGCGTGCGCGGGTGATTCACGGCATGCATGGCCATGGCCACCGGGTTGTGGTTCATCGCGATATGCGGCTCGAAGCCCAGCGCCTGCTTGATGCCCTCGCAGCTGCCGCCGCCGCCGGCAAACCCGACAACCACCAGCCCGTTTTCCACATCAGGGCGGAAATCAACTATCTGTTTCTGGCGCGCCCAGGCATGCGCCGTTTTCTGGATTTCCTGCGGGCTGACGCGGTTGAGGAACATCTGATTAATTTTCTGCAGGACACCCTGCTGTTCTTCACCGCTCAACGCATGAACAGGCAACACTGACGACGCGCACTGCTGAACCTCTGTTGGCCAAATGCTCATGATTTCAATTCCCTTGCTGTTTTGCTCGATTTTACGAAGATGATCCAGTGCGTCTTATCGTTCTTGCCGGTGCGTTGCCAGATAGCCGGCTTCTCGTCTGTTAGAGCGATGATTTGGCTAACCGGTATCTGGGTTTCGTTCCATTTGAAGATAAGCACGCCGTGTGGCCGCAGCACGCGGAAAGCTTCGGCGAACCCGGCACGCAGTTCATCGCGCCATGTTTCACGGTCGAGTTTCCCGTACTTCTTCCCCTGCCAGCCATTGGGGCCTACGCGCTCCAGGTGCGGCGGGTCGAACACGACAACAGAGAAGCTACCGTCTGCGAACGGCAGCGCAGTGAAGTCGGCGATCAGGTCAGGAGAGATAACCAGCTTTCTGCCGTCGCACAGGGTGTGGCTCTCGCTCCGCTTGTCGCTGAACACAGCGCGCTCGTCTTCTTTGTCGAACCAGAACATGCGGGAGCCACAGCACATATCCAGAATGCTTTTGCCGTCGAGGCTCAGTTCATTTGCTGGTATCATTTCAGCACCTCCCAGGTGATCACCGCCGTCACAATAACTGCCCAGAAAATCGAGCATGCCCAGAACATCGTCGCCCATGGGTTGTTGATCACCCAGCCCTTAAAATATGTCATTGCCCCTTACCCTCTCTGCGGTCACGCCAGTAATTCAGGCGTGCTCTGAAATGTTCCCGGTATTGCTCCGGCGCCTCTTCAATCGCCACCAGCACAGTGTTGCGGGTGATCTTCCTCGCGAATAAATCGCGTACCAGGCCGCAGGCGCGCAGGTCGAACTGCTCTAAATCGCGTTGTTCCTGCGTCCAGGCGCCTCGATTGAATGGCAGACCGGGCGGTAGATAGTCCGATTGCCCGGCCATGGTTTATGCCCTCGATTCGGCCGCCAGACGGCGCATGACGTCTTTTTCACGTGGGGGTAACCCACTTGCCACGCTTTTCTGTATCTCGCGGCGTACGGCCGTTAGAGGCTTCAGGATGTGCAGCACACGATCGAGGGGCATGCGGAGCATCAGCGCGATGCACTCGGGGGAACGCCCCAGGCGCTGCAGCTCGTAGATACCGGTCATCACCCGGCGGCCGTAGCTGATACGGTCACCGATTTTGACGATCGGGCCGGATTCGGCTGCCGGCCGGGCGACGCGCTGAGGTTTTGGTGGTGGGCAGTACGGCGCGCGGGAACGGGCGCGGGCTGCCTGGTTGATGCGGTCGAGAATCGCCGGCGCGTGGTCGCATCCGTCATCCATCACAAACCGCTTATCGCGGATCATTTCGTTGATAGTGCTCATGGTCTTTCCTCGTTTTGGTCGTTCAAGCGCTGGTCAGGCGCCGGTTAAAATGGCTTTGTCGCGTAACGTCGTTCTTTCGGTTTGGGTTGCTGTGCCTCCTTCTGAATGCGGGTTGCCTCCTCTGCCACTACCTGATCGCAGGCGACGAAGTGGCCGTTTTTAAACTCCTGGTAAACTGTGCCACAGGGGCCGAATCGGTTTTTACCAACGATGATTTCTGCGTAGCGCGCCGCCGGTCCGTCCGGGTTATAAACCCCGTCACGGTACAGCAACACGATGCTGTCGGCGTCCTGCTCAATCCTGCCGGACTCGCTGAGGTCGGACATTGTCGGCCGCCGGGCGGTGACCGGACGATCATCGACTTTCCGCGATAACTGGCTCAGCGCCAGCACCGGCGTTTTGCTCCGCATGGCCATGGTTTTCAGGCTGCGGGAAATATGGCCCATGGCCAGATCATTGCGCTCTGCTTTGGGCTTGGCGATCAGGCCCAGATAATCGACCATGGCGACCGCCAAGTGCGGGTAGCGGCGTTTGTGCGTTTCGGTTATAGCGCGGATCTGGTCAACGTTGAGATCGGTGGCGTCAACAATCCAGATGTCGCGGTTGTTCAGCACCTCGAGCGCCGTGTGTATCCGCCCCCAGTCCTCGTCACAGAGCGATTCCGGCTTGCGCAGCTTCGACACGGACAGGTTTCCGGCCCCGGCAACTGAACGCTCTACCATCTGCAGCGCCGCCATTTCCATGCTGAAAATCAGTGCCCCGCCGCCGTCGCGCGTAGCGCCCTCGATCACCTTCAACGCAAATTCGGTTTTACCCATACCCGGGCGGCCGGCGACAACGATCAGATCTTGCGGGTTCCAGCTGCCGGTAATCGCGTCCAGCTCAGCAATGCCGCTGTGCAGGTTGCGCATTTCAGCGTCGCCATTCATGCGGCGATCCATCAAGTCCATGTAACCGCCCAGCAGCTCGCCCAGGTGCACCGGCACCACGCCGCCGGTATCGGCAGACATTTCAATCAGCTTGCTTACTGCCGACTGGATCGCCGCGTCGCGCTGCTCTTGGTTTCTGGCGTTGCGGATGCTATCGGCGCCATCTTGCAGCAGCGTGGCCATTTGGCGGCTGCGCCAGCCCTTGGTTGCCAGCGTCGCGAAGCCTTTCAGGTTGGCCAGCGTGCCTGGCATGCGGCTGACTTCCACCAGCGAAGCCAGGCTATCGCCGCCGAGCGCCTCGCTGATCAGCACCACGTCGATCACACCGTGCGTCAGCGCCTGTTTTTTAATTTCCCGGTAGGCCTCGCGGTAAAACCGGATGCTGAAAGCGTCCTCGGGCATGGTCGCAATTACGTCCAGCGCGTCAGGTGTGGCACCGCCAACCAGCAGGCCGCTCAGCACGGTCGCTTCCATCTCCTGCGGCGTCATAGCGAACCCTCGCGGGTTTTAACCAGCACTTCGGAGCGGAGCAGGTAATCGAACCCAGCGCGCCAGCCGCGGTTGTTGTCGCCGAAGTAAAACGGTCCGGCAGTGTCGGCGAACGTTTCAAGGTAGGCTTTCACCGCGTCAAGGGTCGGTTCATGCAGCTCACCCAGCAGGCGCTTGATTTGGCGTTTTCGCTTGTCGTTCAGTTCCTGCACCTTCGGCAGCCGATCACCAAGGATTTCGTTGTAGGCGTCAGCCACGTCCTGATATTTAATTTTTGACTTATCCGGCGCGCCAGCGTCGTCCCCCTCTAGGGGGTTAGGGGGTGATTCATTGACTGGTTCAAAAGACTGACTGATTCTGGGTGCAGGAGCTGCACCACCCCCTGGTGCAGGAGATTCACCACCTGGTGCAGGAGCTGCACCATAGGGTGCAGGATTTGCACCACTGCCAGATAAGGTGATGTGGTAAACATTTGAGCGATTAAGTCCGTTCTCAGCCAGGCGTTTTTCGATGCGCACCAGCCCATCTTTGACCAGCTGCTGAATGTGATTTTGCACCGAGCGCTCGGAGATTTCGCACTGCTCAGCGATGTAAGGCACCGACGGCCAGCATTCACCCTGATCGCTGGCATTGTCGGCCAGTTTCAGCAGCACTAATTTGCGCAGCGGGTTGCCAACTTTGATTTTCATGGCCCGCACCATCAGTTCCATGCTCATGATCAGATCCCCAGAGAGTCTGCAAGCTGGCGGCACGCGTCCTGGTACTGCTCCGGCGATAAGTTTTCTTCACGCAGCGCAGCCTTGCCCTGCTCGTATTGTTCCCAGACGGCATGCGCGGCAGCCTGGCGATCTTCAAATATCGGTCTGATTTCTGCGGCGTCGGCGGGCATGCCATTCAGGCGCCAGCCGTTCCGGTATGTGATGTGGTTGGCTTGCATTGGTCTTTCCTCGGTACAAAGTTTTTACGCGGCGCTGGTCAGGCGCTGGGTTTCCTGCAGGGCGACAAGTGCGCCGGCAATGCGCTGCGGCGTGTCACAGGCGCCAAGCAGGATTGCGATAATCGCGGCGGCAAATTCACGTATGGCCACCGAAAGCAAATACTGTTGAGTCGGGCCGGCCAGCCTGGCGCGCCGTTCCGCCGGCAGCGCAGCGAGCATGGCGTCGGCCAGCTCCTGCACCTTCTCACGCGCGGCTTTCGACTCGCTGCGCATGTGGCGGAAAATCGCCTGCCGGTTGGTGTTGATCGCTCGCCAGTCGGCGGCGCCGGTTTCATCCTCGATCGGATACAGCCGAACCCGGCCACCGTCGGCGCCGAGCAGGAACCATGCGCGCGTGATCTCGATGGCAACGTGTTCCTGCCCCTGCTCCGCCGCCCAGCTCACGATCTCGTTTTTCAGTTTTTCGATGTTTTCCACTTCGCGTCTCCTGTCGCTCGAAAACCAATTTTGCTTAATCGGATTTCGGTGGGGTTGGTTGTTAAGCTGCACCCTTGTTGACACCGTCGCGGTTTTGATAAAGCGCGGGATCGTATTTCAGGGCACCGTTAGTAATACGTTCAAGACGAGCGGCACGCCCTTCGGGAACAAGCTCGCCCCATGCGTAAACAGTTGGCTTTTTTACGCCGGCCGCAGCAGCCAGCCCTGCTTTAGTTTTGAAGAATGCGATTGCATCTGCGGTATACATACGGACACCTCTTGTTAGATTTGTCTAACAAACTAGATGTTCAGGATAACGAAGTCAAGAAAATTTAGAATAATCTAACTATGACATTACCCGGCGAGCGCATTCGTGCGCGAAGAAAAGAACTGAAACTCACCCAGCGCGCTCTTGCAAAGAACGTGCAGGTTGCCCACGTCACAATCTCGCAATGGGAGACGGGTGACAGTGAGCCAGGAGGGAAAAATCTATTTGCCCTCAGCAAGGCTTTACAATGCTCACCTACGTGGATTCTTTACGGAGATGAGAATCAGCAGCCAGGCGATCCGGTTGAGTTGCCGCGTCAACTCGATGAACGTGAGACTGAACTGCTGGATCTGTTTAAGGCATTACCAGAGTCTGAGAAAGAAGCCCACCTAGCCTCTCTTCGGGAAAAAGTCGATGGTCTGAACCGGCTGTTTGAAGAGCTGCTTCAAGCCAGAAAATCCCTATAAAAATTAACCCAATGTTTTCATGACGTTGGGTTTTTTATTGCTCATTTTGTTCGTTTTATCTAATTTTATGTTGACCGCAAAGTTAGAATTATCTAAATTACTTTCCATCAACAGCGCACTAACCCTGCAGCGGTTGTTCAGAAATGTTCCGCCAGCCGGGCGATACGCGGCAAAGGATTTAAACGTGGTGGTCGTAACTTCGGGGCGTTGTTCTCGGCCACCACAACCCGAAAGACATTGCTGTGTGTAGTCTTTCGCCCCGCGCGCCGGGGCAATTTTTCACCCAGCAAATTGAGGAAAGACCAGCGGCCTGACCAGCCTGACAGCCGGGAAAGACCGGCAACCACCAGACGTAAAAAAACCCGCCGAAGCGGGTTCTTTTACCCCGGCGCCGACCAAAGCAACCGGGAATGACACAGGGGACCAACCCTGTATCGAGGAAAGACCAATAACCCATGGAGCTACTGATCAGCTCCGATTATATCAGGAGTCGCTATGAAAGCACTACAGATACCCGCAAAGCTGTATTTCTTGTTAAACACAAACTCTTACGGTGAAAAATACATCGTAAGCACTGCGGATTTATCCCTTCACGCCACCTATTACGTTCTACTCGAAACTCGCGATGCATCATTTGAGTTTTCAGTGCCGGAACCGATCGAGATTATCGGCAAGCAGGTTGACGCCCTACGCGCCAAGAAAGAGCAGATCGCCGCTGAGTCGATGAAGCAACAGCGCATCATTGAAGACCAGATCCAGCAGCTGCTTTGCATCGATCACACCCACATCGACGCTGACGAAATCCCATTCTGAGGGCGCGGCCATGGATATCGAAATGGATAACCTGAAATCAGAGCTGGTGCTGTGGTATGGAGTCGATCCAGCAAGCCAGCGCGATCAGTTCGAAGCCGCGGCGACGCACGGCTATTCCGACGAGGCGATCGAGGTTTTCACCTACATCGACGGCAACGCCGCCGACACCCGCGACCGCCTACTGATGGCCGTAATGATGGCGACGCCTGACACCCTGCAGCAGCGCCAGCGTGAGCTTTACAGCTGGTATTGCGACAACGTGAAAGCCGTAGCGCGCGAGAAGTTTTAACCCACCCCGGCGCCTGACCAGCGCCGTTTTTTAACAGAGGAAAGACCATGCCAATTTACATTTCACTTTTTGAGCCAAAGAAAAAGGCTCTGGTTAACGGCGCAGTGGCGCTGGTGATCGCGCTCGACGCGCCGAACAAGAAAGCGGCCGAGGGTATCGCGATCGGCAAGCTGTACGAAAAATACCCTGAAAGCGTTGATAACTTTTTCGGGGCGAAAACCGTGGAAGATCAGACCGGGCACCCTCGTCCGGCCATCGGTCAGTTCGATGAAAAATTTGCCGCTGAGAACGTATTCGACGGCAACGCATGGACGCCAAAAGAGCCAGAGCCGGAAGTGCCGGCCGGCCCGGTCGATTTGATGGCGCAGCCTGCAGATATTCGGATCGCCGCCGTCGTCATGTACTGCAATACCGAGATCGATCACCATCAGTTGTCGATGGCTGCGGATTTCATCAACGATGAAGAAACCCCGGACGATACCGGCATGCGCGACCTGATCACTGGTCTGCAGTCGGTAAAAGCGGTCGGAGCTATGTCACCCGAGGCGATTTTGCGGCTGGCGCAGGCTGTCATTCAGAGCTTTGGGGATGATATGCCGTCGCATGATGATGTTGTCGAGTTTGCTCAGGCTTGGGTGGATAATCCGCGCGACCGTGAAAACCTGACGCCAGCCAGCACCAGCACCAGCACCAGCACCAGCACCAGCACCGACAATACCGGCGGCGCGGCCGACTACAATACCCTGAGCATGCACACCGCACTGTCGACCATGGGCGTTAATCCTGCGGATGCGAAAGCGGCTGACGTGAAGAACGCCAAAGAGATTATCGCAAACCGCGATAACGCTTGGCGCGCGTGGGACAAAACGCTGCGTGTGATCGTCGGCATTCTCAACGTCGAAACGGACGTGCGCCACGGCATCATTTCCGACGGCCTGAAAAACCTCAAGCTGATCAGCGACGACACAGAACGCCTGCACTTTGTGAAATCCCGTCTTGCTGGTCACCCTGCATGTGCCGAACTGGCGAACTATGGCAAGGGCGACGAGAGGCCGGTCGAGGTGGCCAACCTTGGCGGCGGCCGCTTCTCTATCGAAGGTCTGATCGGCAGCGGTGAGCAGCAGCATGCGGATCCAGACACGGCGCAATCTGCCGCCTCAAATCAGGGTGAAAAAACGGAAGTGGCGCAGCAGCAAGTTACCGATGCCGCGGCGGCGCAGGCCAAGCAGCAACTGGATCAGATGGGCTATAGCGTTTACGCCAACGCGCCAGCGGAGAAATCCCCGCAGCTGCAGCAGGCAGAAGAAAACGCCGACCGCGCAGAAGCACTGGCGCAGCAGCTGAAAGCCGACGATTTCCAGCAGCGCGCCGCGCAGGTTGAGCAAGTTATCGCTGAGCAATCGGCAGAGGATGGCGACAACCTCGGCATTTGGAACCGCGTTTATAAGACCGACGCTAAATTTACCAAGGCATTCAGCAATAACGGCGGCGGCACATCGATTAACGGCACCTACATGGTGATGCAGGCCACCAAAGTATTCGGGCCGCAGGGCATTAACTGGGGCGTAGAAATCATAGAGGAGCGTTTCGACAATGGCGCTCCAATCATGCGACCGGTGAAGCAGCAGGACGGAAGTTTTTTTCAAGAGATCATCCCGAACGGCGCAGGCGGTTATCTGTGTGAGGTAAACCACACCGTGAAAATCCGTCTGTGGTACAAGCACGGCGGTAAAACTGGCGAAGTGACCTCTTACGGCTGCACCCCATACATCTACGCTATGAACAGTGGCAAGCTTTTTAGCGACGGTGAAGCGCCGAAAAAGTCCCTCACTGACGCCACCAAGAAAGCCCTGTCACAACTCGGCTTTTCCGCCGACGTGTTCCTCGGCCTGTACGACGATCTGACCTACCGCCAAGAGAACGATGCAGAGTTCGCCCTCAAGAACGCCAGCGAGAAAGCCGAGGGTGTAACCCGCATGCGCGAAGAGTTGGACGAGCATCTGGCGAAAGTGGCTGAGACCCTAAAAGGCGCGGTCACGGCGAATGAAGCAACCAAGGTTCACGGTTCTGTCGCCCGTGAGATTGAAGCCCATCGCAAGGCCGCCGACGGAAAAGGCGATAAAGAGTTTGCCCAATACCTGGCCGGCCGCCTGCGCCGACTGACCGCCTTGAAAGATGAACGTATTGCCGCACTGACCGAGGAGAAAGCATCATGAGCAGAATACACAGCAACACGGCCATAGCTATTTCTGCCGATATGTCGAAGCTTCAGTCTCTGCTTGAAGATTCTGAATATGATGGCTCGGAACTAACGCCAGAAATGATCGCCGACACAATGGAAGGTTTAGAGCTACAACTCGGCGACAAACTTGATTCAGCATTTATTCACGTTCGCAATCTTGAGGGGCAATCCGACACGCTGGCGGCGGAAATCAAACGTCTGACCGACCGCAAAAATTCATTCGAGAACTGCGCCAAGTCGATCCGCAAGTACGTGCTGGCGTGCCTGCTGGCCAGCGGCCAGGGCTCCATTAAAACCACCGCAAATACGTTCACAGCGCGCAAAGGATCTGCCAGCGTGGTAGTCGACAATGCCGACCTGCTACCGGATGAACTGGTGACTGTGCAAACGGTGGTAGCGCCGGACAAGAAAGCCATCAAGGAGGCAATCGAGAACGGCGTGGAAGTCAAAGGCGCGCATATCGAAATCGGCGAACCATCGCTGCAGGTGCGGTAATCACCCGGCCCCGGCAACGGGGCCAATACTGAGGATCTCACATGCTGAGAATGTACCTGGCAAAAGGCGACGCCGTGCGCGTGCAGTTCTCCGACGGCACTATCGGCACCATCTGGGCCGAAAGTCGTAGTGAGCTGGTGTTTGACTTCCCCAACACCGAGCGGTTTAAGCGCGAGAAACAGGCGTTTAAAAAACCGATTACGCCAAATCAGAAATAACCACTACCGCCATGTTTGCATTGTTGGAAACCACACAACGGGGAACAGCAATGCAACCATGGCAACCAGGCGCCCGCCTACTCTCTGATTTCGACATCAAGATCGGCCGGCTGTCTGCCAGCGTCAGAAAAGCGACGCTGAGCGATGACGATATCACCCGGGCGTGTCGTGTGACCGACGACGCAATCGCCCAATTGCTGAAACCGAGGAAAGACCATGTCCAACAAACTGACCCTGGGGGAGTGGAATAAACGGCTCCCGCGCCCGCGCAGCCATGAAACCGTACGCCGCTGGATCCGCGCCGGGAAAATCTACCCTGCGCCGGTGCTGGATGGCCGGGAATATCTTTTTGATGAGCAGGCCGTGCGGATCGATACGCCGTGCAGCCCAACAAGCGAGCTACTGCAGAGAATCACCAATGGCAAGAACCAGAAACCACGCAAGGCGCGATCTCCCGCCAAACCTCTACGTCCGTAATGGCGGCTATTACTGCTACCGAGACCCGCGCACCGGTAAAGAATACGGGCTCGGACGCGATAAGCGTCTGGCGGTGACCGAGGCGATAGCCGCCAACATGGCGTTTTTTGGTAGTGAAGAAATTAAGCCGCTGGCGCAACGCCTGCAGGATGAAAACAATGTCACGCTGCACGCCTGGCTCGATCGATACGAAGAGATAGTGCTGCGCCGCGAGCTGAAGGAAAAGACAATGGCCAACCACCGCAGCAGAATGAAAGCCTTTCGCAGCACCCTGCCGGATAAAGCAATGTGCGATTTTACAACGCGGGATATTGCCGACTTCCTGAATGGCTACGTTGAGGCCGGCAAAGCGGCCAGCGCCAAGCTGATGCGCGGCGCGCTACTGGATGTATTCCGCGAGGCGGTTGCCGACGGCATCATTCAGCACAACCCTGTCGAGGCTTCGCGCAACCCGAAAGTGGAAGTGAAGCGCGCGCGGCTGCTGCTGGATGAATTTTTAACGATCCGGGCGCAGGCGGTGAACTTTCCGCACTGGTTCCGCATCGCGATGGACATAGCCTTGGTGACCGGTCAGCGTATTAGCGATATATGTAACATGCGCTGGGCCGACATTGTTGATTTCCGTCTACGCGTTGTGCAGGAAAAAACCGGCGCAAGAATAACGATCCCGGTTGAACTATCGATCATCGATCTGTCGCTGGAAAACCTGCTCGAAGAATGTTGGCAGCTGTCCGCTGGCTGCGAGTATATTTTGGTGAGCCGTAAAGGGGAGAAAATCGCGCAGCGGACAATGACGGACTACTTCACGAAATCTCGCCGGCTCACGCCGCTATCGTGGGACGCCGACAAAGAGCCGCCATCATTCCATGAGATCCGGAGTTTGTCGGCACGCCTGCATACTGACGTGCGCGGCGGCGAGTTTGCGCAGCATCTTCTCGGCCACAAATCGGCGGAAATGACAGCCCGTTACCAGGACTCGCGCGGTAGTGAATGGGATGATATTCAGATATGA